AAGAAGAAGACCGAAATAAAGACATGAAAAACCCCTATACCCCCTGTACAAAAAAGATAAAAGACTGCTAACTCATTAGCACAAAAGCCTGTAGTTGGAACATCTGTAAAACCTATCAAGCCTGCCAAACCCAAGTATGTAAAGCCGATGGGCAAGATATGACTTGGTATAGGGAAGCCGCCAAACAAGGGAAATCCCAGAGAAGCGGTGCAAAACCAAAGACCGATGTAGAAGAATTCGTTGTAAGGCGAGCGCAGAAAAGCGGTAGAAAACCTGAAACCGAACTCGCTTACGCAAGGAAGTCAATACATCAGGCAGAGAACTTATTCAGGTATTACAGCCAACCGAGGGTGAACCCATTGAATTTAGAATCAAAGAAACTATCCCCCGAAGCCACCGAGTGCTGGAGATACATATTCTCATTAAGGGGGTATACAGAAGACGATGCAGATATGAACTACGAGGACTCAAGGAGAAGCAAGACCTTCTTTAGCGGAGACGAGATAGTATTTGCATTAGAGTGCTACACACAGTGGATACGCAGTCAGAACTTTGTAAAGGAAATCGAGCGACCAGACGAAAGCATTGGTCTAATGCCGATAGTACCCAACCAGAGCAACCTCGCTCAATGGCTCGGAGTCAGTTCATACAGTATAGGACATTGCATGAGGAACGACCCAGAAGCCCAGAGCCGATATAAGCACATATTAGCAGACTGTTTATCAGAGGGAGCAATGGCAGGGGTCTATCAGCCAGTCTCGACAATATTCTCACTGAAAAATCTGTGCGATTGGGCAGATAAATATGAAGACCGTTCAAGGGATAAGGCAGACGATTTGGGCGTGTCGGAAGCGGTGGAACTGATGAAACAGTTAGGCTACTACAGAGAGAAAGCCACATTAGAACCGCCGAAGCCTGCGTTAGAGGGTGATGTAGATGGATAGAGGCTTACGTGCCTTTCTGATGTCTGATTATGCGGCGTATTGCCAGTATGTGCATAATGGGAACTGGAAACCAACCAAATTCCACAAGTACATATGTGACATTACACAGGACTTCTTGGAGAAGGATACTGGACACGCATACGACATTCTGATTCTGTCTACACCGCCACAGCACGGCAAATCTATGACCATATCAGAAACCTTACCATCTTGGTATTTAGGCAGAAACCCTAAAGGGCGAGTCATAGAAGTCTCATATTCAGAGGACTTTGCAAGGCGATTCGGCAGACGAAACCGTCAGAAGATAATGGACTTTGGGGGCGATGTATTCAACATCAAACTTGGAAGCCCTAACACAGACCTTGACTTTGAACTTGATAATAACATCGGCGGTATGATTAGCCGAGGCGTTATGTCAGGTATCACAGGACAGCGAGCAAACCTCATCATCATAGATGACCCTATCAAGAATAGGGAAGAAGCAGACTCCGATACTACGAGAGAGAAGATAAAGGACGAGTTCCTCAACTCAATGCTCACTCGTATGGCAGTCGGCGGTAAGATAATCATCATTATGACGAGGTGGCACGAAGACGACCTTGCTGGCTGGATAATAGAGAATATTGAGAATGTCACTTGTGTCAACCTACCTTTAGAGGCAGAGGCTAATGACCCTTTAGGCAGACCTATAGGCGATGCGTTATGCCCAGAGATAGGGAAAGACAATGCGTGGCTTGCAGACTTTAAGAAAGCATATACCTCGCAAGAGGGTTCAAGGTCTTGGAACGCACTGTTTCAGGGGCATCCTACTGCTCTTGAGGGTGCGATGTTCAAGCGTGAGTGGTGGCAGTTCTATGATGAACTACCCGAAGTGGCAGAAATGATGATGTCAGTCGATGCCGCTTTCAAAGATGGAGAAGACAATGACTTTGTAGCGATACAAGTCTGGGGGAAAGTAAACGCCGATATGTATTTGGTAGACAGGGTTAACAAACACCTAAACCTTCCTGATACAATGCGTGAGATAATCCGCTTAAGGGCGATGTACCCTAAATGCAACACCACTCTGATAGAGGATAAAGCCAACGGTAGTGCCATAATAGACATACTGCGTAAGCAAATGACAGGCATAATTGCGGTCAACCCCTTGGGCGGTAAAGTCTCACGTGCTAATGCCGTAGTAGGCGCAGTCGAATCTGGGAATGTACACCTTCCTAAAAAGGCTAAATGGCTTAATGAGTACATAGACCAGTTTGCGGCTTTCCCAAATGGGAAGCACGATGACGAAGTTGACTGCTCTACACAGGCTTGGAACAGAATGATATACCATTCGGCAAAGATAAAGAAAGCCGTTCAGAAGACTCCATTTGAAATGTACTTCCCAAAGTATTCAAAGAAGAGCCAGAATGGCGACCCTGTAGGGAAAAGGAGCAAGATTAATGTTATATAACATAGTTATGGGAGTGATAGCACTCTCTTTTTTATTGGCAATAGTGCTTGAATCCGTAATTATCTTCGTAGTCTTACAGGAAACCCCTGAAAAACCAGTAAAAACCGTTCCCAAACCGAAGAAAATCCATCTTAAGAGGTCGGAACGCAAGAAAAAAGCAGAAGAAATCAAGAGATTCGAGACACTTTTGAGTAACATAGATGCCTATGACGGTACGGATTATGGGCAGAAGGATGTTGAATAATGGCAATGAACGAAAAAGACCAGAAGTTAAAGACAGACATCTGGCAGAAATTTGAATTATCAAAGGATTATGAGGACAAGAAGAGACTCTTACCCAGAACAGAGAGAAACTGGAACTTCTTTATAGGCAACCAGTGGAAAGGACTCAACAGTTTTGGAGAGGAACTGCCTGTTCTTAACTTCATAAAGACCATTGTTCAGTACAAGATTTCGTCTGTAGCACAGAACTCTATGACTGCGTACTATTCCGATATGGAAATGCGACCAGAGTTATCAGAAGTCTACAAGGCTCTTAATCTTTACTGGAGACAATGTTGGGAGAAGTCCAAAATGAATGAGATGTGCTGGCGAATGTTAAAGTCAGCCGCTATTCAGGGCGACTCCTATTTTTATTGGCACGATGGAAACACCATCCAGCCACCGCAGATTATCCCGAATACTTCCATCCACTTTGCAGATGAGAACATCGACAACATTCAGGAACAGCCTTACATCATTATCGAGGAAAGATGGGACTTGGATGAGGTCAAGAGATATGCAAAGGAGAATGGCGTAAGCGAGGAAGAGTTAAAACTCATAAATGCGGACGACAATACTGACAGACAGTTGTACAACAAGGACGAAGTACGAGACAAGGTAACGGTTCTGCTGTATATGGCACGAAACGAAAACGGAGTAGTGGAGACAGGGCGTTCTACCGAGTCTGTCATTATTGAGCCATTAGAGGCTAAAGTCAACCAGAACGGTGTAGGCGAAGTCAAAGGCAACCTTACGGTATATCCAGTCATCAACTATGTATGGGAAGCCGTTCCTAATACAGCAAGAGGTATTGGCGAAGTGGAAATGCTGATACCGAACCAGTTGGAACTGAATAAGACCCTTGCAAGACGGTCAATGGCTGTCAAGATGGGCGCATATCCGAGGATGGCTTATGATGCAACTGCTATAACCAACCCTGAAGACCTCGACAAAGTAGGCGCACCAATAGCAGTGCAGGGCGGTTCAGCGCAGTCCATCAACCAGATGATTTCATATCTGAACCCTGCGAACATTTCCAGTGATGCTTTACAGTTAGGCAACGACCTATTGCAGACCACAAAGGATTTGGCAGGCGCATCAGACTACGCATTAGGTAACATCAACCCAGAACAGGCTTCTGGTACTGCTATTATTGCTGTCCGTGACCAGTCCCAAGTACCTCTTAATGAGCAGGTATCAAGATTCAAGCAGTTCGTTGAAGACGTATCACTCCTTTGGGTAGACCTTTGGGTGGTATTTAACTCGGACGGAATCACCTTTGAGTATGAGGACGAGAACGGTATGAAGATACCAGTAAGTCTCTCACAGGAAGACCTTGAGGGATTAAAGCCTACAGTAATGATAGATGTATCACCTGACAACCAGTGGACTAAACTTGCAGAACAGCAGTCACTTGACACACTTCTTCAGTTAGGTCAGATAACCATTGACGAGTATGTAGAGTGTACACCTGAAAATTCATCTGTTCCTAAAGGCAAACTCCAGCAAGTCCTTAATAAGCGTAAGGCTTTACAGGCACAGCAACAGGAACAGATGTTATTACAGCAGGCGCAGAACTCATTCAACCCAGATATGGTGATGCAAGAACTGCTTAATCAGGGGATACCCGAAGAAGAAGCGATGGGTATGGTACAGCAACTAATGGCTGAACAAGGTATGGGCGCATAAAGCGTTTATATAAATAATTTTATAGAAGGAGAAAAAAGCAAAATGATGAAATCGTTCATAGGTTTCAACCGCCCGCATAGTGAAGATGC